CATGACGAATCTGTTTGCTTGTTTTGGCTCAAAAGCGGTGAAAAATATTTCGTTTGGATCTAATACTGCCATTTTATTTTTTTATTTTATTATAAATATTTATCTTTTTAATTCTTACGCTGGGAAAGTTGCTCCAGTTGGTAATACATTGAAATCTAATATTACAAATTCAGCTGTTTTAGTTGGTTGTAAGAAAATTTGTCCTACTAACTCATTTCTGTCTATTGTTGCTGCTGTATTATTTGTATCATCCATTACCACTTTAAATGCATACAATCCTTGTCTTTGTTGTACTCCTTCTAAATACGGATTTACTACACTTAAGAAATTGTTTCTTGTAGCAATTGTATTTTGTTCAAATACTAAATTATCAGCTACCCCAGAAATAAATCCTTTAAGAGCAATTAATAATCTACGTACATTTACTCTATCTAAAGCACTAGAACGTTTTTGTAGTGTTTTCTGACCAAATACAACTACTCCAGATTGTGGGAATGTTGCAAGTGGGTTAACATTTGATTCATATAAAGTATCTCTGTTATTCGCTGTTAATCTTCTTTCAGCTCTAACTACTTGTCCTAAAGCACCTCTAGTTAATCCTGCTGGTGCAAACCATGGTTCACTTGAAGCGTCTGTAAATACATACACCCCAGGGATTACAGTTGAGGCTGGGCAAAATACTAATTCACCTGTTTGTGGATCAAGCATTTGAACCCATGGCCAATATGTTGCTGCATAACTATTGTCAAATGCAGCTGCTGCTTGGGATACTGAAGCGATTGAGCTACCATATTTTACTAAATCTAGTACTGCAATATTATCTCCTCTATTTATTGAGTTATTAATTAAAGCTGTTGTTTGAGTTGCGTGAGTTGCGTTAAGTAATCCAGGAGCACTTATTACATTATATTGGTACTCATCTACATTTCCTAATAAAGCAATTGCGTTATCATAATTACTACCAGTTAAACCTTGTGTATCAAAAGCAGCACCATCTCCTATATTATTATAGAAATTAGCAACTCTTCCAGATACTATATTGTCTCCTACTGCTCCATTAAATGAACCGGATTGGATAGCTGGTAGAGATCCTGTAAATTCAGATTTTGCTTGTCCATTATTATCGAAATAATTAGGAGTTTTCATATTTACAGACTTAACTCTTACATATCTTGATAAATTAGCATATGATCCTGATTCTTGTATAAAATAATCTGAACCTTCATTTACTAAACGTTTGCTAATATCACCGATTTGAGATGCTATATAATTTGGTTGGTACGGGTCTAATGACACATTAGTATATTGTTCTAATACCGTTTGTTGATTTGAATTATCATCACCTCTACGGATAAGTAAACTAAATGTTCCTGAACCTGTATTTACACTTGCTACTGACCAACGTATATTTTCACGTGATCCAGTTGCTAATGCCCCTTCACTTAATTCTTGGGTTCCTGTATTCATTACTGAACCTTCAGAAATGGTTTCCAATACAAAAGGTTGGTTTACATCTGCTAAATTATCTTCTTCTAATGTTATAATAGCAGTATCTGCCGTTAGATCTGCTTCAGTAATTGTAATAACAGTACTTCCAGTACCAGTACCAGCACCTATTGCACTATTAATAGCAGCTGCGGATATTGTAAAAATTGTTCCTACTTTAGCTCCTTCTCCTAATCCTGTAGCAGTTATAGTTGTAATATCAGCAGATCCATCTCCTCCTGCTGTGGTTATTGTAAAAGTTACTCCAGTTACTCCTGTTGCATTAACTCCACTTACTACAGCTTGTGTTGCTGCAGTAGCTCCTTGAGCAATTGTAAAAGTACCATCATTACCATTTGCAAATCCTAAAGTAGCTGAACCTGTTAATTCAGTTGCTACTAATGGAGAACCACCTACATTATTAGTTGAAAAGGTAATTGTATCTCCTACTTCATATCCATTTCCTGCTGCAGAAGCAGTTACTCCTGTTACTATTCCATTGTTAGTTTGAAGAGCAAATGTTGCTCCTGTTCCACTACCATTAGTAGTAAAAGTTTGTGGGGCTGCATAAACTACTACCCCAGAACCTGTAAATTCTGTTCCAGCATCTGTAACTGAAGAAAATAAAGCTGCAGCATTGGTATCTCCTGTTAATAAACCAGACCCATCTACTGTACTAATAAATGAGCTTGTCGCTGAAGTAAAGTCTTCTGGAGTTACTCTAGTAACTAATAAACTAGATCCACCACTTTGGAAATAATTATTTGCCGCTAATGAAGTTAAGTACGAATAGGCAATTGATGCACTTTGTACTGTATTACCGAAAATTGCTGAATATTCGCTAAATGAAGTAACCAAAGTAGGTACTTCAACAGGACCTAATGCTGTTGGGCCTATAATTGCAGCACCAATTTCAGCAGGTTGTTGAGTAATAAATGATTGGTCGTTTTCTCTAGCTAATACACCTGGAGATAATAATGTTTCTGCCATCTTTATATGTTATTTTTAATATTGTTTTATTATACATATTAAAGATTTTCTCAAAGAACTATTTTAATTTAATAAATTCTCCTTTTTCTAAATCAATATTACCTTCTCCATACTTTTCTTGTAATTCTCTACCTATTTTTTCTTGTTGTTGGAGTTGAGTTTGATGTTGATTTTGGAGGTTTTGCTTTTCTTTTTCAAGAAATAGTTTTTTTATTTCTATTTGTCCTAAAGCAAAAGTAATTTCATTATCTTTTAATTGAAAATCTTTTAGTTGTTGCAACTCTTCTTTTAATAACTTTGTTGTACTCATTTTTATTTTTGTTTATAAATATTACTGTTGTTCTATTCTATTATAAATATCAGTATTTAATTTAGAAGTAAGGTCTATTAACTTATCGTTATAATAATATCCTAAATTTTTTAATTCAGAAAAATATATAATAGATTGTTTATTGTTTAATTCAATTTCCTCTCCATTTACCCTTATTTTTACTAGTTTTTCTTCAAAATTATCATATATTATAACTTGATCTTTAGAAAAAAATAATTTATATTGATCATTACTTTTATTATAATTTAATACATCTGGGTTTCCTGTTTCTAATAACCCTACTATTTCTGTTTCTATTTTTGTATAATTAAAGTTAGAAATTAAATGACCCCAATATGCTTCTGCATCTAAATATAATGATTGTTTTGTTGTAGGATCTGAACTAGTATATTCTTGTTTAGATATTATACTATTAATTTTATTAGCATTTTCTTTGCTTAAAATATTAAATAAAAGGCTTGGGAATAAAGAAATATTAGTAGTTGGGTCTTTAAAATCACTACATATAAAGTCTTTTGGGTTATTAAGTGTATTTAATACTTCTTCTGTTATTTCTATATCATAATTTATAAAAGAATAATGGGAGTAATCTAAATTTTGACAAAATGTGATAGCATTTTTCTTTAAATTAAAAACAGTCCACCCATAATCATTCATTATATGTGATATTTTTTGATTTTGGATAGTTCTCCAAAATTCCATCCCTCTTTCAGGATATTTTAAAATAGGATTACTTTTATCATATACTAAATAATCTATATCATTTTGAATTGAAATGGGTAAGGGGGAGTGAGATGCTACTAATATATCAAATTTGTTTTTTATTTGATTAATCATATTATGTAACAGTTTTATTTTTTGTTCTGTATCACAATAACACACAATAATAACTAAATTTTTATTTTTCATAACATGCTATATAGTTGTTTTTATTTTTAGCTTCATCATATTTTTCAATACATTCATACTCAATATAGTTAGAAGAATTGTTACTCTTAAACCAATCTCCATTATTATCTAATAACTGATTAATAATGGGTTGTTCTGATTTATATAGTGTAAGTAATTCTTTTTTAATTTCCAAACTTTTTTTATCTAGTTTAATATTGGATTTTCCAAACACATATAATATATCTTCTAAAATAATTTTATCAATATATTCTTTAATAAAATTAAATACAGCTTTATGTTGTGGGTGTCCATATTCACCTATAGGATTATGTGTTACTATTTTTTCCCATTGTCTACTTAATAATATAGATTCAATATTATATCTTCCTGGGGGGTTATATAAATCATCTTTATGATCAAAAATTTCCCAAGAACCTACATTTAATTTTTTCATTACTTGTTCAAATTCTTTACTTCGGGTACCATTAGATTTATTAGTAAGGCAAATAACTTTATATTCTGGACCATATTTTATTAATTCCGCTCCACCAAATATTAATTCATCATCAGGATGGGCAATAACCATTAACTTAGTAGTTTGATAATCATTAAAGGCTAATTTTAAAGTTTTAGCATTTTTAGGTTTTACTGAAGGGTCAGGACCATGGATAAAGTAAGGTTGGAGAGTTAATTTATCATACATTACATCAAACCCTTGTTTTAAAAAATATGGGTTAACTAAAGTTTCATCTTCTGAACTATAATAGTTATTCCAAGTAATAGGTAAATCTAATATTTTATTTTCTTCCCATAAGATGTTATTAGCTACTCTTTCTTCAGAAAAAGCATTATCATCCGTGTAAATTTTAATTGAGTACTGATTTAGTTCTTTATTCCATTCTAAGCATTTTTTAAAAAAAGATTTACATTCTTTATTATAAAAATAAAACCCAGTTGCTATTAATTTGCTGTTAGGGTTCCGTTTTAAATTTTTTATAGCAGCTAATTCATTACCATATTTTCCTTCTAATTTAATATCCTTATGGTACCTCCATTGATTAATATCTTCATGAAAATATTTCATAAATAAAGGATAATCTTTTAAATTAGATAAGTATTGTAGTGAAGTATCTATATGTTCAGTTACAAATGCATCACCATCTATCCATGCAAAATTATCATAGTTTTCTTCTAATGAATCTAAACTTGCTAGATATTTAGCAAAATATATAGAATAATCTTTACTAAATAAATCTGGTTCATGGGTAGAATTTATAGTTGGTTTTGGATTGTAATTAATTCTTTTATTTATTACATTAGGTAAATCAATTGTAGAATCACAATTAAAGCTATATACTATAAGTTTATATTCAGAATATTTTAATAAACTTTTAGCTAATACTTCTATCATAGGTAAATAACTTTCATTACCTCCTGTTATCCATGTAAATTTAAAGTTTTTTTTTGGTTCTAATATTTTTAATACTTTATTATATACTACATCTGTAGTTATTGATTTTTGACATATATGTTGGTTTTGGGTTCCCTCATTTTCAGGGCACCAGTCCCAATTACCTGGATCAAATACATGCTTAGGACTAACCCAACAATTATTACATACAGAGTTATTTTCTATCTTAGTTAAATTATGAGTAAATTCAAACCCATGAGGAATAAAATTATTAATCATAACTGTATGTTTATCTAATACCCAATTAAGCCAAGATAAACCAGAACCTAATCCTATAAACAAATCAGCATGGTATAAATAGTTTAATGTATCTTCCCATTTTAAATTCTTTTTATCTATTATATTTGTTCCTTTAAAACCTTCTTTTGATATATTAACTACTTTATATCCTTTACTTTGTAATTTTTTAGATAATAATCTAAAATTTTCATAAGGCCATTCTTTTAACCCTGATGTTGCTCTAGGAGCAATACAAATATATTTACCTTTGATAGGTCTTTTTTTAGGAGTAAAATCTATACCATAGTGTATCTCTTTATAAGGTAAACCTAAAATATCTGTAGCTGCCTGGATAAGGGGGATAGTATTTACTTGTGTTTTATGGTGGTTAAAATTTTTCCAATCTCCCTCACTACTTTTAAACCATCCTATTTGATATACAGCATAAGCATTATATGGATCCCCTGGTTTTATAAACTTAATATCTTTATATTCTGGGAGATTTTTAAACCATTCATTGTGGAATGTACTGACTATTACTTTACATTTATGTTTTTTATAAAATTCAAGTACTTGTGGAGTCCATGCTAAAGTATCCCCTAAAGCCTTTGATTCAAAGTTAATTTTAACTATTTTATCTTTTAAATCAAAAGTATGTACAATTTCTCCATTTATTTTTATAATCCATGGAATAAAATAAGATTTATTACATTTAGTCCACATATTATTGGTAATAGTAGAAGAATGTATAACTTTATTAGTAGAACTATCTATAAACTCAATAAAATATTTTTCCTTATTGTGTCCCTTAATTTCAACTTTAGGACCTAAATCAAAACTAATTTCTACTTTATTTTGGGGGAGTTGGGTTAAAAAACTAGATATTTCTTTACTTGCTATTTTAGCAGCATTTTCCCAAGTAAATTTTTCTCTAATAATTTCAGATTCTTTTAATGATTTCTTTTTATGTTTTTTATAATTAACATAAGCATCTCTCATTTGTTGTTTTAAATGATCAAAATCAGGTTCATAAAATTCACCTGCCAAAAAAGATTGTGAAAAACTACTATATTCACCCCTTTTAGCTTCAGACATAGATTTTATAGAAACAGGTAACCCCATCCCTTTTGCAAATTCTAATTGAGCACTACAATCTGAGTATATAGAAGGAGTACCACAGGCCATAGCTTCAATTAAAGGTAAATTCCATCCTTCTGCCCTAGCACAAGATAAAAATACATGACCTTTTTGAAGATATTTTACATATTCTTCTCGAGTAGGAAAGTGTTTTATTTTTAATCTTGGATCTTCTAAATTATAGTTTTTAAGCCTATTTTCTGTTGTATCAAACCCATCTTTAGCAAAACTATTATCTATAGATAAAACTAAATCTACAGGTTCATCTTCATGAAATTCTTCTAAAAAGGATTCTATAATTTCTTTAGTTGATTTTCTATAATCCCACCTACCAAACATAACAAATTTAAATCTACCATCTTCATATTCAGGAAGGGTTGATTCCGGGTTTGGGTGAAATATTTTTCCATCAACTGCTTCAGGTATAACTTTAACTTTTTCAGGTTCCATACCTTGTTCTATAGTACAATCCCTTTGCCAATTAGAAGCAACCCACACTTGATCATATTCCTTTAGTTTATTAAAAAAGTCATCTGGTTGTCTAGTTGATTCCCATACGTTATATGCTATTTTAGGACCATCATAATTTTGGTAGTAAAAATGATGAGCGGTTTCATTTAAAACAATATTTACATTATGATCAATATTTTGACCATATGATGAATACATAGGATGGTGTTTTAAAGTTCTTTTTTCATCCCATAATGATTGTTCACATAATAGTTGTTTATCTAAAGAATCTAAGTATTTTTCATTATTATGCGGTTCTTCACTATGACCATCCCAAGATTTACCTACAGTATAGTTTCTAACTTTTAAGGGGTGTAATTTAGATAATTCTCTATAAAAAAACCTAGTATGGTTAGCATACCCTGTAGTTCCTATATAACTACCATGAGCAAATATTTTAGGTGTTTTATTCATTTAATATTTTATAACTATGGTTAACCTTTAATAACCTTAATATACATAACTATTTAGCAAAATCCACATTATTCTTCCCTAGTTTGCCCATCAGATAAAGTTCTTATTCCTTGGGTAAAGGTATCAACGTTGCTTGTAGTTTCAAAATTAATTGTAACTTTGGATTTTGAATTCCATTTTTGTATAGAATTCATTTCTTTTTGAATAGTATCAGGAATAATATAACCTCTTAATTGTATATTAAAAGTACCTTTTACTAATCTATCCATACCCTGTGTTAAAGAAGTTTCAGTGGAAAATGTATCAATAAAAGCTCTAAATTTAAATCTCTCTGGGTTGCCCCAATAAGCATCAGAAGCATATTCGCAAGCTTCAATAATCTTATTTAATTGTTCCATGTAGTAAGTTTGAACTATTACACTATATTCTAATGTCACAAAATCTGGCATAGCTACAGCATAATGTTCTTTTACTGGTTTTTTATTATTTAGTACAGAAAAATTATTATAAAAATTATCAGGACTATACCTTTTTTGAAAAGAACCATACAAATTTACTCCATTAGCATCTAATTTATTGGATACTGTTCTGTCTTTTGTTAATGTATTTCTTTTTAAAACAATTATTGGTAACATTATTGCACCACTTTTATCTCTATAATACCCGTCACGTTGGAAGGATTTCCATCTTTCAGGAGAACCATATATTATAGGAACATTTCTTCTTTCTCCATTTTGAAATACAAAGGGTTTTATAACATTTTTAAAGTAATAAAATACTGCTTCATCTAAATCTTGAATTCCAATAGAAAAGGGTTTAGTAGAATCATCTTTAAAACTTAGTTTAGTTGATCTATTAAAATCTATTCCTGTTTGGGATTCATTAGGATTAATGCGTGCATTGGGATTACCCCTTTCAGTATCAAACGCTTTTTGTTGTTCAACACTTAATTGTCTTTGGGTTTTAGGAATTGGTTTTCTAATTTTACTCATTACATTCTTTCTATATAAGGTGAAATAGCTACTTTATCTGCTGGTATATAATAGGTTGAAACTAATATAGATAAATTATTACCAAATTTTTCCAATCCAGGATTGAGTGGGTTTACGTTATTTGGATAATCTGGGTTCTTTCCTCCCCAATATTGGTTTGATATTGTACTTTGAACTCCATAATATCTTTCTTGGTATAATACTATATCTCCTACTTCTGGGACTACATCAGCATCAACAAGGTCATCTCTAAAAAAATAAAAATCAATTGGTTGATTAAATTGAATACCTTCTTCATTTTCAACATAAACTTGGTTTTGTCTACTTATTAACACATTAAATAAAAAGGGACCATTATAAAATTTAGAACCCGCAGCTTCACCATAGATGTTTACTTTAGTTTCTTCTAATTTAAACTGATACAATGAACATTGTTGGGTAATAATATTACCCATCAATTCTCTATTTAATTTTCTTACTAGAGAGACATCTCTCTGTCCTGTAAACATTGCCATATTATCCTATAAAAATTGTCCAAGGGACTTGTTGTAATTCTACCATTTTAGATTCTGATTCTTGAGCTTTTCTTTGTAATAAAGCAGCTCTAGAAGTTTCATCTAGATATGTTCTTAATCTTTCTAACAGTGCTGTTTTTTCTGCAGTTGCTGCTGATATTAGATCTCCTTGGTTTAAATTAACTTCAGCATTAGGAATTGGAATACTTGAATATTTACCCCTTATATACCCTAACATTTCTTTAGATATGGCTAATGTCATCTCAAATATCCATTGTCTACCAATAGAATTTATTAAACTATATTTTGGGTTTTTAAAATTAGCATTACCTACATTATTAACTTTATCTTCAGCACATTTTACAACGCTTGTAGAGCGTTCATTATTAAAAATATATTGAAACCATATTTTACCATTTTGTTCAGGGACTGGGAATACTTTAAGATCATTACCATGCATTTCAAAACTATAGTTTGACCATCTAACCATTTGATTCATTTCAATAGATTGGATAACTTGCATATCATAACTTAGTGGCATCATTAAGAAACCCATATTACCACCAAATCCTCCAACACCTACTAACCCAGCAGCTATTGCTCCCCCAAACCCAAATCCAGTATAAGGATCTAAATATTGAGAAGATGCAGGAATTGGTTCTTGGTAAAATACTCTTTTTATTTCAATGCCCTCTGAATAAGCTGAACCTGTAAATCCACTAGCAGTCATAAAGGTTTCAAAACTATAATTTTGTTGTCCTTTAACTAAATCAAAAGAACCAGAATACCAAGGAATTGTACCTCCTACTCCTGCTTCATCCGCATATTGTTCAGTTAATCTAACAATAGATTGGAAACTTGGGGTAATGATTGTTTCATTTAAATCTTCAAATATAGAAATACCTTCTAAATCTAAAAAATTATCTCTAATTATATAGGCCCATATTTCATTTCCATACATAGTTACAGCTTCTTCAAAAGCTGTATAAAAAGATCCTGATTGTAATTCTATGTCAACTAATGGGTAACCTAATCTGTTTGCACAAAAAATAGCTACTTTATCTGCATCTTTTCTAAATTCAGCGTCATTGTCATAAAAACCAAAAGGAGTTTCTCCGGGTGCAAATGAACTTGAACCAGCCCAAATAGGTATATTCATAATCTATATTTTATTATAAATATGAAAAAAAAGGACTCAATATGAGCCCTTAATTTTTTTTATGTATCTTTAATATTATCCTTGAGATACTTTAATAACATAGTTAGCTGATGCATCTACCCATAAAGCTCCGGCTACTGCAGGATCTACGGATGGTAAATTAGTTACGCGAATTGGAGTTGAAAATCCACCTGAACTAGTAACATCTACTGCGTACCCACCTATATTATCATAATCAATATCAATTGAAGATGCGGATACATTGTTTTCTATAATTAAAGAGCCTGTGATTGAGTGTGATCCTGTAAAGTATCTAAAATTATCATCTAGTTCGTCAATTGTTAATGCTGAACCTTTTACTGATCTATAAGTTAATGCCATTTTTATTTAATTTAATTTTATTATAAATATTAAGAAGAAGCTACAAAGTATTCTATTTGAACATCTTCAGTATCTGCTTTTGCTTTTATTGATGTTAATGAGGCAAAACCACCAATATATTGTTCATCAACATATCCTTCTACAACATAATCATAGTAATTATTACTATCAAACTGTCCATTAGAAAATACCATTGATTTACCTGGGTCTAGTTTAAATAAACCATCATCACCTGAACCAAAATCAGTTGTATTTGGGTTTTGAGCATTTGGGCTATCTTGGATTAAATAAAGAGAAACAAAATTAGATGAACATAAATTAGTAAATCTCATATATTTAACTGTATCTCTTACAAAGGATCCTGCTGTTTGTTGTTCTTCAGAATCAACAAATCTTAAGATTTCAACTCCACTACTACTGAATGTAGTTGAAATTGTATCTACTCTTCTTACTGTTTGGTTTATACCAGGTATTGTAACTTCATTAATACAAACTTCTTCGTTTTTATTTGGTAAAGTTATACTTTCTTGTATAAGGACTTTTAAGGATCCACTAGTTACACATGCTGCCATTTTATTATTTTATTATAAATATGTTATGAGTTTTTACTATTATAACTATATGAACCAGAAGTAGTAATTGATATTCCTTTATCAATTGCTTCTTGATAGTATTCTAATAAATCTTCAACTATTTCGTTTCTATGGTTTGTAGTTAAGGTAATAGCTTCTAAATTTTTAATCTTTCTAGCAGCGGCATATAAAAATTTAAATCCAGAATCTGATTTTTTCTTTAAGTCTGTTTGTTGGGCATCACCACATACCATCATTTTACTTCTTAAACCTAAACGTGATGTAATCATTTCCATTTGTTCATGAGTAACATTTTGTGCTTCATCAACAATAATCATTGAATCTAAAAATGTTCTACCTCTCATAAACGATACGGGTACTATTTCTATTTTACCATCTTCAATAAGTTTTTCAACTTTAGCTTTATCATATAATTGAAAAAAATTTTGGTAAATTGGTTGAACCCATGGATCCATTTTTTCTCTTAAATCACCAGGTAAAAAACCTATTTCTTCTTTTGATACCGTAGGTCTGGTTATTATAATTTTATCATATTGTCTTCGTAATAATCCGTCTAGAGCAACATTACATGCTAATAGTGTTTTTCCACTACCCGCACTACCACCTAAAAGTGTGACTGTGTTTTCAAGTATAGTTGCTTTTGCTTCTTTTTGTTCGTCATTAAGTTGGAGTTTGAACTTAATTGGGTTTTTAGGAATTCTCTTAGGTCGATATACATCGTCCGTATGGTGTTTACTTGCCATAAATTCTTTAGATTAAGGGTTATGTTATCAGTGAATGCAACGGTTGTAAATACGTTAAAAAACAGTAAATTATTGATATAGCTATATAGAGAGATAAATATAGTTTTGGTATAACGCATTTTATTATAAATATGAAAAGTAAAAAAAAACCCGGCCTAAGCCGGGTTAATTTTACTAAGTAAGATTAAATCTATCTACTATAGAGTATCTAAACCATTTACTGAGATTTTACCATAGAATTCAGGACGTACCATTTTCTTAGCATAACGAGTCATCAATCCTTTACGTGGAGTAAATGTTTCTGGATCGTATACTAGTGGAGTCATGATTAATGGAATATATGGAGCAAATACAGCACCCGTTTCTAAGAACTGAGCACCTCTAAATCCTAATAGGATTTGGTTTTCAGTCATATATGGGTTTTTGTATACTTTATATCTCCCGTTAAAAGCACCTACTTTTTGTACACCAAAGGCGTAAGTAGCTGCACTTACATCTCCATCTGCATCAGCAGCATATCCAGGAATTGATTCTAGGATAGTACCGATTGTTGGAGAAATTACCATAAAGTTAGCACCACCACGTAGAGTTTTCTGGTGAATGATGTTACTTAATTTTTGGATTTTAGTTCCTAATGTTTGGAACCATTGTCCTTGTGAATTGTAGAATCCTAGATCTGTAAATGTTCCATTACCTGTTCCTGTAATAGATACATTGTTTTGTGCAGACCATACTTCTGTTCCAGCAGCAGCGCTTTCCATTAACATATCTAAAATTTCTAAGTCAATTTCTAATGAAATGTACTCACTTAAAATAGAAGTTAATTCAGCTTCAGCATCTAGTGCATGGTATGCATTTAAATCTTGTGCGAATTCTGGTGTCCATACTGCTTTCAATTTTCTAGTTTTAGCAACGATTGCAGATGATTGCATCTGTACATTGATTTCTGGAATTACAATTGGAGTATTTTGACCATTCAAGTTATTATTACCATCTTCGAAATCACCTCTTTCATTGTCCAATGGAGCTAATGAATAAGATAAAGCAGAATCAGTTCCTGGTACTATACTAAATGCTGGTACGATAAATTCTAGATCTGCACCGTTAGAAGCAAATTTAGTAAATTGTGGGTACTGAGCAGAGATAGCTGGAGCGTTTGCACCAATTAGGTAGAAACTTTTTAGTGCTTCTTGATCGAAATTAGCATCGATAGAAGAAGTTAATACTGTTATTTTTGCAACACCAGTAATATCTTGAGGTCCTGCAGCTACAGATCCTGTAAAATCAGAATCAAAAAATACATCTGCATTAGTAGCAGATCCTGAACTAATAGCAGCATTTGCTAATACAGAAGAAGTTAAGTTAATTGAATAACCATATCTTCCTGCACCGTAAAGACCACCTGCATTAGTGTTTCCGAATGGAGCAGTTGATGGGTTAGTTCCAGCATTTCCGTATAGAGACTCACTAGCTCCAAAAGGGGCTTTATTAGTTCCATATTGGAAATCTAGATAAAATACAAGACCAGAAGGTAAGTTCATTGGTTGAACGCTAACGAATTCTTTCGCTGCAATCTGTCCAAATACTTTTCTTACTAATGGTAAAGCAACACCTGCCCATTGAGCACCTGTTCCTGCTGTAAAAGTACCAGAACCTGCACCACCACCGGTGTTAGATTCTTCTACTACAAGTTGTTTAGCTTGGTTTTCAAGGATAATACCCATATTGGATTTATTTGATCCTTCTAAACCTTCTAATAAACCTGTTTTTTCCCATTTGTTTGCCAATTTGGCCGCATCACTCTGTACTGAGTGGTATGGGTTTGCGCTTTCTAAAAGAGTATTTAAGCTCATTTTTTTAAATTTTTAAGGTTAATTAAATTAATTGTTTTTTTAAATTAAACCAGCTAGTTTACGCATTCTGTTGTAAACATCATTTGATTCAATTATTGGTTGTTTTTTAGCTTCAGTTATTGTTCCAGTTGCTTTAGATGCAGCACCTTTTGGTCTTGCAATAGCTTCTGTTTTTGATACTAAACCTTCGTTTAATGTTTCAAAAATAACTTTAGCTTCTTTTA